CTACATTGTATCATGAGAGGTTCTTTTTTTACTTTAAGAAATTTTACTTACCCCCAGTTGAACTGGGGGTTTAATCATGCCTATTCGGCGCCAATAAAAAAAGAAGGGCGACTCATTGCGAGCCGTCCTTCTTTTTATTTATTCCATTCTACGACGCCTAACTTGGCTGTCCGCTGGGGCCGTTCGTCGCGGTGGTCAATCCACCACGAGGCACTGGCATGACTGCCGTACCAGGCTAGGCATTTATCTGCCTCTTCCCCAGGATAACGGGCTAGCCATTCACGGGCGGCCGCCATCTTTTCCTTGCGGATACTTTCAGCCCACCGGATTTGCTTTTCACTGCCGGTTAGAGCCGGAAGACCGTCCGCAACAGCCTGCTTAGCTGCTGTTGCGGCTTCTTCCTGCTGGGCCTGTTTGTAGCAGTCTGGGCAGACTGCGTAATTTTCATGCCAGGCAATCTTTTTTTCTCTTTCGGCGGCCGTGCCGTAGATCTGGACAGTACCCGTGTGGCCGCAAGAATAAGTTACTTCATACTTCATATTAATCCCTCCTAATATTTAGGCTAATATTTAGGAAAATCACGCATACGGACGTCGGCAAAGTCGTCATCGTCCGCTAACCAGCAGTGTTGCTGGCCACAGGGACCGACTACGTGGTCAGCCCGGTCCCGCCAGTTGTCATCACGAAAGCCAGTTGCTTCCGGATAGGGGCAATCAGCGCAACAAGTCATATTTTGCAACTTGTTACGGAAGGCGTCAATCGCCTTATTATATTCATTCATGTATTTAGTCATAGTATCTCCTCCCACCATCATTATAAAACGACTGTTACTGTACGGCCAGTGTAGCCACGCAGTTCCCAAAACGCCTTTTCCACGCTGTCAAGCATCACATGGCAAATAGGGGTATCCCCATCTACCCATGTGACCCGCCACGGATACGGGCTGTCATTCGTGGCAGGGCTGAGACAGACGTCGTCAAAGTAGAGAGCCTGGAGTGGTTGAGCAAGGATATGCTTCCAAGCATCGTCAACAGCCTTTCTTTGCGCCTTATAGGCGGCACGGTCTTTCAAGTTGGCCTTCATGGCCGGAATTGTGTAAGTCATGGTATCCATCCTTTCTAGGGGCCTTTCGGCCCCCAACAATCAAGCTAATACACGTTCCAGCGCATGTGTTAGTGTTGATAACGTTTCACGGTCCAACATGGTTGATATGATTTTATTGCCCCGACGCAAGGAGTACCAGATTTTCGGGTTATCTTCCCCGATTTCCAGGCAATAGGTAACGTAAAATTCGTTGCCGCCGACAGCTTTGTTGAGCAAGTACGGCATAATTTCTCCGAACCGGAATGTCATGTTTGCCAGTGCTGCCTTCATGCGGCTTGCCAGTTCTTTTTTATCCGTTGCCGTGATAATCGGGCGGCTGATGGTTCCTATTTTCTGATAAACGGCGATTGTATGCGTTTCCCAGCCGACAGTCAACGGATCCGGCAACGTAGCAATGTAATAGCGATAGCCCGTAACATTTTTGATTAAATTGAGTTCGTCCATTTCTTCCATTGTTAATTTCATGATTTTATACTCCCTTTCTTGTATCCGGGAGCCTTTCGGCCCCCGTACAACCACTATCTAGCGATTTTCCATATTAATGCGCTACGGCGCTTGATTAATTCGTCGCGCTGAGCTTTAACCGCATAATATTTTGGCTTTTCGCTTTCGCCGTCGTCCTCAACTTTGAAAGTTTTTACAATGTCGTACATCTTTGTGCCAAGGGCGTCAATTTCGCCATCAAGGTAGCTGATTTGGTATCTGATGGTGTCATGTTCCGCCAAATCGGTAACGTAGTTAATCACCATTTGCGCTTCCACGCTGTCCAATCCCTGGATGCGAAACAGTTCTCCTAAAACTGCTACATTAGCCCTGTAATTAATGTAACAGTTTTCAGAATCGGACGAACCAGGTTCAGCTAACCGCCATTCGCGGTAATTATATTTAAGTGATTCAATTTCATTCGAGATTCTCTTCTGCAATTCTTCTCCGTCGATAGTGTAGGTGTTTTTCTTTAACATTGTCATGATGTTTTCTCCTTTCTGCAACTGCATTTCCTTTGTTGACTACATAATATCACGAGTATAACCACTTGTCAACAGTGAAAATAGAGTTATTTAAAAATTTTAAAAAGTTATTGACTTTTTAAACATAGTTATATATACTATAGATAACAGAAGGGGAGTGCATAGAATGACAAAAGAAGAATTTAAGATAATGTGGAAAAAGTGGCTTGTCGAGATTGGCAAGTCGGAAACGGAGCTTTGTAAAGAACAGGGTCTCAAACAGCAGACTTTCAATGCAAAGACCAGGAACGCAACTATCAAATATATCGAATTAGACGATATTGTTAGCCGATATGGTTACACAATAGAAATCAGAAAGAGGTAGGAGGGAAGTATCATGAAGCTGTATCACGGGAGTTATGACAAATTATCTGATATGACAGTCCGGGCCGGTAGCATGTTCAACGGCATGTTCTTTTCAGATGAAAAAGAAAGCGCATTCGGGCCGGGAGCTGAACCACGCTATTATTACAGCGTAGATATTAACGACGATGAAATTGCAGACGTTAACGAACTTGCGTACGAAGATTCTTCCGTGGGAGCAGCTCGTGATCTGTGGAGCGATGATGCCGATACGATGATTGATATTGTATGCGACGAAGTAGCACCGTGGGAAGCGGACGAAGAACAGAGTGAAGTTATAAATCGCCTGTTTCCGGGATTAGAAGAATGGGAAATGTCGTATGAACTCCAGCGACAGGCAAGCCTGCTGGCTGAAAAAATGGGATATAAAGCAGTATCCCTACATGACGAACACGGAACGTCTTATATCGTCTGCCCTGGCGCTATAATGAAAGAAGAATAATCATGAGTAAAGTAAGAAAAAATATCGTTGGAAAGCGCTACGGAAGACTTGTAGTGACGAAAGAGCTGGGGCACGGCTACGTCATGTGTCACTGCGATTGTGGCAAGGATAAAAAGATCAGAAAGTGGTTGCTCATGCAAGGTGGCATCCATTCTTGTGGATGTTTACGCAAAGAAGCAGCACCAAAACGGTCAGATGTTCGCTTGCTGTCGAAAAACGGCACGAATCTGAGCATACTTGCTAGCAAGAAAACAAGAAGTAGCAACACGTCTGGCGTACGTGGCGTGCATTGGGATAAGTCTCGATGTAAGTGGATCGGGGGCGTAAAAATAAAGGGCGTTGATAAAAAGAAGCGCTTTGAAAAATTTGAAGATGCAGTTGAATACAGAAAAATGCTTGAAGAACTGTACGTCGAACCACTTATTGAAAAGTATCAGCTCAAGAAACAGTCAACCATACCGGACAAAGAGTTGAGAGATGCACGTGAGAAAGCATGTGTGACCCGTCAGACGGTGCATGATCGTACGGGATTGTCAATTGTATCACTACAGCAGTGGGAGAACGGGTGGCAACATCCGACAGCGGAAGCACGCAATCTATTGTTGTCCTGGTATCGGTCCGGGTGCCCGGTTTTGCTCGAACTGGGAGTAGCAGACGATAAGCCAGACGGCGATTACTTGATGCGGCTCAAACAATGGAAAGGAAGAGTATAAGAAAGCGACCGAAGAGGGCGAGGATTGGATGAAGCCGGAAAACTGCTTCCCCAATCTTTACCAGGACAACAAAGAATAACGGATAAAGGCCGATACCATGAGTACCGGCCTTATTTTTTTTGCCATTTTGGCTTATTCTAAGAATAACTGCCACTAAAAACACGTATAATAATAGTGTAAGGTTTTAGCGAAGGCTAGAATCTCCTCATCGGACAAGGCGGCGAGAGTGAAGTAGATGGCACTATGACACTCCGCCGCACACACTGTCCACACGCAAATCCTGTTACACCTCTGTAAAAGGTTCACACAAACACATAGACATGGGCCGCCTTCCTGCTTTGGCGGCTCTTGTCGTATCACGGGAGAAGACTATGGAAGAAATCAAGCCAGCATTTGAACAGCAACGACTGAGTGCGATGAATCTCTTTGCTATCGCACAGCGCAAAATAGATGAAGCTACCCGTAGGGGGGCGGCCAGCGTGCAGATCGTATTACCCACGGGCTACGATGACTGCGCCGTAGACTCCTTAATACGCTACTTGCGCATGTGGAAGTACAGCGTCAAGTGGTATCACGGCACGGACTGCCTGGAAATCTCCTGGAAGTGGGATGACGTGATGAACAGTAAGAAACAGTAATCAGACATACAGATACATGCAAGGCCTTGTAAAAGCCACTTAGAACGGCATACAGGGCCTTAATTTTTTAAGTATACGGTTAAAAGGTGGTGATACAGTGGCGAAAGGTAAGTATCAAGAGTGGTTGACAAAGGAAGGACTGCTTAGACTGCAAGGATGGGCCAGGGACGGCTTAACTGATGAGCAGATAGCGGCCAACATGGGTATCAACGTAGCTACACTGTATCGGTGGAAAAATGAGCATTGCGAGATTTGCACTGCCCTAAAAGAAGGGAAGGACGCTGTAGACCGGCAGGTAGAGAACGCGCTGCTCAAATCGGCACTGGGGTACAAATACGACGAAGTCACGGAAGAACGGCGCGATGATATGCTGGTAGTGACGAAAGTCGTACACAAAGAAGTGCAGCCAAACACGACGGCCCAAATCTTCTGGCTGAAAAACCGGAAGCGGCTTGAATGGCGTGACCGCGTGGAAAACGCTATCACAGGCGCAGACGGTGGCGCAGTCAAAGTCGAAACACTCACAGACGCCGACGTAGACGCGCGTATCAAAGAGCTTGAAAGCAAGCTAAAGGACCTCAATAAGTAATAATTATGCATGTTTGGCTGGCTTAACCCGAGGTTGATAGAATGAAGTCGACAAAAACAACGAATAAAACTAGCAAAAAGAGCTTGAAAGAAAAAGTCGAGCTGATGCGGCTGATGGAATGGAAAGTGTGGAAGAATGACCCGACGGCCTTCATTAACGACTGTTGCTTCACTGTCAACGAAGCAAAGAACGGTGCCGTCGAGCATTTCCCGAAGCTTGATTACCTGGCACGAGTCGATAAGATCATCCACGGTGAGCAGGTAGCGGCATTCCCGAAGAGCCGACGCATGATGATGACATGGCGTTGCCTGGCGAATCTCCTGCACTATGCCATGTTCGGCAAAAACTTGTCTATATTCGTACAGTCTAAAAAATACGATGACTCCGCTTACCTGCTGGGAGACAGCCGCTTCATGTTTTTGTACGAGCATTTGCCGGAGAGCCACGAATGGCCCGCTGTCGAGAGAAAGACGCGCTCAAAGATGGGCTATGACTACATCAAGTTCAGTAACGGCGTTGAGCTGAGAGCCGTGGCAGAAGGGGCCGACCAGCTCCGTCAGTACACCGCATCCGTCGTGTACTGTACAGAAATGGCGTTCTGGGACTTTGCACAAGCCACCTGGAACTCGCTCCGTCCGACTATCGAAGGTGGCGGCCGCATCTTTATCGACTCGTCAGCTAACCCCGGTTTTTTCTGCCAGCTTGTAACAGGCCAGCTCAATGAGGACGAACCGGAAGAAGAACAGGAAGCGCACGACGTCATCGAAGGCGTACACGAGTACCGACGTAACGGGGTGTACATCGCACGCATACACTACACCGCTGACCCTTCCAAGCGCTCCGAAGAGTGGAAGACCAACGAACGAAAAGGCACGACGACAGAGGGCTGGGAACGTGAATATGAAATCAACTGGACTGTCAGTGCTGAACCGAAGTATTACCCAGAATTTGATTACAACCGTCATGTCGCCAACGAAGAGCTGCACCCGATAGAAGGGCGGCCGCTCATCCTGTCGTTTGACTATGGGCTTACCCCGGCGACCATCATTGCACAGACGACGGCGAAAGGGCAGTTGCTCATCTTGTCGGAACTGCAGTCCTGGGATTGCGGGATGTTGGCCCACGGCCGTGCCATACAATCCGAATTGCAGACGTTTTACAGCGGATACGAGTACACTGCAGTTGGCGACCCGGCGGGAAACCAGCGCGCGCAGAGCGACGAGAAGACCGCGAACGAAATACTCCGCGACCGATACGGCATTATCGTCGAGCCGGGCGAACTCACGCAAACAGGCCGTAGTGAAGCAGTGCGGTACTATCTCACGACACTTACGCCCGACGGGAAACCGCTCTTACAGCTGGACCCGCGTTGTCAGATGCTCATCGAAGCGTTTACAGGCGGGTATCATCGTAAAGTCGTAGCCGGGCGGACGCTGGATGAGCCGGAAAAGAACGAGTACAGCCATTTAATGGACTGCCTGGCATACCTTTGTGCCAAGCTCTACCGGGACAATACGTCCATGGCAGACAAATGGAAGAAGATGACCCGCGGCAAGATGCACCGGGCCGGGTACATGTAAAAAAACGTGGAGCGACGCCGCACCGGACAAGGGTGACCCCACGATAACATACTCCCTTCTATCATCGGCGGGGTGGTCAGCCCCGCCACCATGGCGATGTAGGCTAAAGTAAACCAGCTATAAAAGCTATCGCGGTTCGAGTCCGCGCATTGCCCCATAGCCCCACCGGGGGCCTTATTTAGCTATCAATCGAGGTGATGAGATGGAGGATTTAAACCAGAGCTTGTCCGCCGCACAGGACACGGGCGGATTGTTCGGCCGGGACGCCCCACAGCAGATGAGCGTTACAGACTGGCTGTTACAGCAGGCGGAGCCGGAAGAGCAACCAATTTCTTTGGACACGCTCAACGACGACGAAATCAAGAAGATCATGATGAGCGTCAAGGACGGTATCGACGTCGCCAAGAAGTACTACGAGGGTACAGTAGAGCCGAAACTGATACACCGCCGCAAGCTCCGCAATGGGGAACAAGACTTGTACGCGAAGAAACTGCCGAACCTGTCTAAAAAGAGCAAATTCGTCAGCATGGACTTCAATAACATCATCGAATGGATGAAGCCCAGCCTTGTAGAAGTATTTATCGGCAATGAATCGCCGGTCACTATCGCGGGTAGTACCATCCAAAACGACGATACAGCTACGAACATACAGCACTTAGTCGAATACCAGCTCACCCGCAAGAACAACTATACGTCCCTCGTGAATGACGTCATTGACGACGCGCTGGGGACGAATTTAGGCGTTGCAAAGGTGTGGTGGAAGCGGGATGAAGACCGTATGCGCTATAAGCTCATGTTCGATGTGAACGACATGCAACAAGCCATGATGCTCACGCAGGCGTCACTGTCGGGCGAAATCGAGATACAGAAAGTCAAGCAGCTGAAAGACGCGCCGGATTTGTATGAAGTGCAGTTCGACCACGTCAAAGTCACGGCCAATTACCCGGTTGTCGAGTATGTACCGCCCACGGAATTACGCTTCACGCCGGAAGCCAGCACACTCCAAAAGTGTAAATTCGTAGCACATCGGAAAATCGTGAAAGGTGACTATCTCAAGCGCAAGGAACAGGACGGGACTTATCAGAACGTCGACGAAGCCTTGGAAGCGGCAGGAGATACGAAGTATACATCTGCCGACGAGTACATCAACAAAGAGCTGTCAGACGACCACATGCGCCCTAACGACGGCGATAACGCGTCTAAAGACGTCGAGCTGTACGAGTGCTATGTAGACGTGGACTATAACGGCGACGGCATTTACGAGCATTTGATTGTTCATTGCGTTGGGGATACACCATTGTCTATCCAAACCAATGAGTTCGATATTGCTCCCTTCTTTGCGATGGGTAGCGTTCGCGAAAGCCGTAAGATATTCGCTGACATGGCCCTGGCTGAACAAGTGGAAGGCTTGCAGGACTTAAAAACGGCGCTTATCAAGCAGATTGTCATCAACGTAGCAAAGAACAACGACCAGCAAAAGTTTATCGACCTCACAGCAGTAATGGACATGGACGCCCTGCTCAACGGCGACGAATACGTACCGATAAAAGGCGACCCCAATGCGGCGATTGCGAACCCGCCACCGGCGAATATCTCGCCGCTCACGATGGATCTAGTTAATTACGCTGAAAGCGAGCTGGAAAACCGGACGGGTAGCACGAAGTACAACCAGGGCTTAGACGCCAACAGCCTCAACAGCACGGCCACGGGCATTACGGCCATCTTGGGGCAAGCAGATAAGCGTATTCGGCTGATTGCAAGATTATTTGCCGAAAACTGGATTGTACCCATGGTTCGCTTCCTTATCCTGCTCAATAAGAAGTACGGCGAACCGGTACAGACCTTCCGTTTCAAAGACGAGGAAGTATCTGTCAAGAGTGAAGACCTTGATATCGACTACGACCTCATTATCAACGTCGGTAATGGCGCCGGGACGAAGGAAGCGCGGATACAGAGCTATATGATGCTCCTCAGCAACGTATACCCTGTATTGTCGCAGGCAGGCGTAGCGACTCCCAAGAGCTATTACGCCGCAGGCACGGCACTTCTGGAAGAAATGGGCCTCAAGAATACGCAGGGCATTTTACTGGACCCGGATTCACAGGAAGCTCAGCAGATGCAGGCACAGCAAGCTCAGCAGGCTATGCAGACCGCACAGGCGCAGGAAGCCATGGACCTGCAAAAACAGCTGACCTTGAAACAGGCAGACTACGAAGGCAAGGCCGCCGTAGCGTCTATCCCGTCTATCCGGGCGAACATGAACGACTTGCCGCTTGACGCGCAGGTGAATATCATCAATACCCGCACGGCAGGCAACACCAGCCCACAGGCCGTGATCGAGAAGATTGCACGGGACCAGCTGGCACAGATGACGCCACAAGCCCCACAAGTGCCCCAGCAAGGAGGCCCGATGAATGGACAGTAAACTAAAAACCTTACTCGATACCATGCGGAGCGGCGATGAAGCGGCCAAGAAGCGATATTTAGCGGACCTCATCATGAAGGGCCAGCAGGCGGAAGACCTCAAAGCCTTCCTCGACGACTGGCTGAAAATCGAAGAGCAGACCGCACTTAAGGACCTGGACAGCCCCACGAAGCCAGCTGACGACGTGAAACGCGACTACCGGGCCGCTATGAGGCTGTACCACTACATGACAGGAATCATTGATATTGCAAAGCAAAAGCGCAACCAGAAAGGAGAATAGACGTGTTTGACTTTAATTTACAGTTGTTTGCAGAAGGAGAAACGACAGATGTATCCACGGCAACGACTACCAACGAAAACGTCGCGGGCGCCGCCCAGGAATCACAGCCGGAGTCTTTGTATCTCGTGACAGACCCGCGCACCGGCAGGAAGAGCATTTCCGCTGCCAAACCCGAACCGACGGAACCTGCAGAAACAAAGACAGACGAACCGCCTGTACAGGATGAGCCGGAATCACAGCCCACGGAACCGACCGAACCGACGGAAACTAAACCCGCCGAACCGGCGGCAACCGAACCAGCTGCAGAAAAACAGCCCGAACCGCTCATCCACACTGAACCGTACACGCTGGATGAACTGAATACCGCTATTGCACAAGGGAACGTCAACGAAAGCCGTATCCCCCAGCAGTATCAACTGCAGTACGCGCAGTATCAGCAGGAACAGGCACGCCGTCAACAGCAGTACCAGCAACAGCAGCAGGCCTTGCAGATGCAGGCCCAGCAACAGCAGTTGGAACAGCAGAAAAGGATGTTTGCCGATATTGATAAGGCCGCGACCGACCAGGCCATGAAGGCCCTTGGCATTACGCAGGACGATATTGATACCGCCGAATACTCCGACGACGACGCCGTGAAACAGAAAGTAGCGCATTTCAATACTGCTAAATCTTACTATAAAGAACAGCTTATTGGCGCTATCCAGCAACAGCAGATGCGGACGCAGGCCGCACAGAATGAACAGCGGGCCATTTATCAGAGCATTGTCGATTTTACGCAGCAGAAGCAGGCCGAAGAACCTCATTTTGCCGACATTAATCAGTTAATGGGTAGTTATTATCAGACAATGCCGTATAAAGACGCTGCTGTTATCGGGGATGCTATCAAAGCCCTCCAAGGCGGGAATATCAACCCCACGCAGTGCAAGGTACTTGAAGGCTACTACGACAAATGCCGCACGGCATACTACGCCAAAGCGAATGATCTGACGAAGCAGCCGAAGAAAGTGCCGGTCCCGAAAGTCGAACAGCCTGGCACGGGAGCGAAAACCCCACCCAAACCCATTGATTTTACGCAGATGCGAAACATGACAGTCCGCGAACGCCGCGCGTTCATCGCAGGCCTCAGCGGCAGATAAAGGAGAGATGAAAACATATGGCATATGATGTACAGAGAAACTTAAATAAATCGGCCAACCAGTCGTACACCTACGATGCTATCGGCCATGCAGAGGATATCGGCCCTATCCTTACCAATATTACCCCGGAACTCACGTTGTTCTACTCCAAATTCGGCGATTCCGAACCGGCAAAAGCCATGAACTTCTCTTGGATGACGAAAGGCTTGTTCCCACCGCAGGATAACGCCCACCTCGAAATGGAAGACTACAAATTCCAGCCGGGCGGCTCCATCGAAGGCTTGTCGAATAACGTCCAGTTCTTCCAGAAGACCGGCATGGTATCCGATGCGCAGAACAAAGTCCAGAAAGCGTACCAGAATGAACACGGCTCCGAACTCGCGGACCTCCGTTATGATGCTTACACGGGCCTGGCACAGGATATTGAATACATGCTCGTCAACTCCACAAAGAAAGTAGACGGCTCGGCTACTGTACAGCCCCGTTCCGGCGGCGTACCGTTCTTCATGCAGCAGAACCTTATCGACGTCACCGTAACCACCACGGATAACACCGTCACGTCGTCCACGGAAACCCACCTGGCTACCGGCGATATCTGCTACTTTGTCGCTGACACCATGCCGACGGGCCTCAAAGACGGCCTCTACTACTACGTACGCGTAGACAGCACCAACAGCAAGAAACTGACCATCTTTGATACGCAGAAAGGCGCTATCGAAAACATCAAAGACGACCAGGTAACATTGTCGGCCGCTGGCACGAACGTCAAGATCGTAACGAACAACGTCCTCTCTTTGGGCAAGAAACGCACGTACACACTCGACGACATCAACAACGCTATGGAAATGACGTCCAAACGCGGCGGTCATCCTACACAGGCGTATATGTCCTCGTCTAAGTACCGTGAATTCATCAAGCTCGTCCTGGCTACCATGACGGCTACGCGCAAAGGCAATGAAAAGGCCAATGCCACGGAATTCGCTACGTCTTACCAGGGTGCCTTTGGCCTCGTCAATGCTAACGTCCATCCTATCTATCCGGACAACCGTATCGACATCCTCGACCTGTCGTATTGGGATATGAAGTACCTCGTCAAACCGCACGAAGTACCGCCCGAAAAACTCAGTAAAGACGGCACGTACGAAAAATTCGTCATCGAAGCCAGCCTGGGCCTCAAAGGCACACAGCCGAAAGCGTCCTGCTCCATCGTTGACATTAAGCGATAGTCAATTCCATAAGAGAAGGGGTTCACGCCCCTTCTTTTTATATAAAAGGTGGTGACTCTGCATGATAACGAAACAGAAGATTTACCAGAACGGCGACGAAATCTGCTTGCGGAACACTGTCGACGTATCGAGTGCCGTGGATGCGGCCCGGCGCGTCAATGAGATTGATAACGGCGGCTGGGCCGGCGATAAGAACGAACGGATTCAGCTCATGGGCTTCATCCCGCCGGAATTCTGGGGATTCGACCCGTGGCTCATCTGCGCGAAACGGGCTGAACTCGAAGGGAACCAGGCGAAATATCAGTATTACATCCAGAAGTTCTTTAGTGTATGGAAGCAGTTCGCCGTCAACCATAAGAAACGTACGTGGCGTGGGGCGGTGTTGCTGGGATGATTACCGCTAAATCGCTCAAACAACTCATCCGCTACAAGCTGGGGGACAACAACGAAGTCCAATACAGCGACTATGATATCCTCCAGGCCATCAACGAAACTCTACGCTACGTCAATCAGTATTACATCAACAGCGACTTCCTCGAAAAGGTCCAGCACTACCGGCAGGACGAGATGAACCGGGAAATCGACGAGTACAATGCCAGCTTATCGACGGACCCGTCCGACGAAACGGCAGAGAAACCGACGCCGAAAGAGCATATCGACATGCCGATTACCGGTGTAGATCTGCCCGAAGACTTCCTTACCCTCGTCCGTATCGTCGACGGCCACGGGCGAGACCTGCATCCAGGGGACGCTATCCGTCCGCCGCGCTGGGATGAGTACAAGATTTTCCGCAACAAGCTTTATGCCGGTGTAAAGGACGTGGATATGCTCTATAACGCCGCGTTCCTTAGTATCACCGACCTTGATGCTGGGAAAATCGACCTGCCAGCCGTCTTCCTTGATTCTTTATGTAAGCTGGCCTGCATGGTACTTACACAGACACCGGACGGCGATACCATGCAACAGGCCGTGGAAGCGGCCCTGGCCAATGTCGTACCCATGCGGAAATACGCCAACACGGAAAAGCGTATGCCGTTCATCTGCTAGGGGGTGACTGAATGAAAGTAGAAGACGCCATTGCCCGTATCCGGCAGGAGACGCACGACATCAGCAAAGAATACAGCGACGAACGTTGCCTGCAATTTCTCAATACCGCGACACAACAGGTGGCAAGCCTGCTCATTGGTGCCAAATGGCCGGTACTCGTAGAGGAAACGACCATGAGGGAAGGAGATTCCATCCCGAAGAACTATATGAGCGCTTGTGGAACGTATCCGTTGGCCATGACAGCCGGGACCGTGCATATCACCGACCCGGACATTACCGCCGTGAAATTCAGATATTTTGCGACGCCTGCCCTCATCGACAGCACGACGAAAGAGCTGCCGTTCAACCACGACGCCATCAACGATATCATCGTCAAGTCGGCGGTCCTCCTGGCACTCAACGAGAACGAGTACGACATTAGCCAGGATACGAATATCGTCAATGCCTTACAGCAGGCAATCAGCACAGGAATGAGTTGATGCTATGGCAGAATACAAAAAGCAAGTACTGACCTTCCCGGACCTCCCGACCGCTATCCAGGGCGACGGCAGGCAGCTTATTTCCCTGTTACGGAAGTATCTGAAATCCGTCAATGAGCAGGTCAACGTAGCCAATGGCTTTACGGCAGACGATGTAGACGCCTCGAATAAAGGCGACTTCCCCATGCCACGGAACTTCACACTGACATTCGACCGGCTGGGCGGGGTGCTGAACTGGGATGCTGTCGACGACGCCGACCTGGCTTATTACGAAGTCCGTACCAATGCCGACGTCGGCAATAGCTACGGCCTGCTGGAAAAGACCATCGCCACGTCCAGCTTGTCTATCCCGACCACGGCCAGCGGCAAGATATACCTGTTCGCCATCAGCAAGCACGGCAAGGTATCCAACGGCCGGACCATCACGTATAACAAGCGCCGACCGTCCGCACCGTCTGACATATCCTTCACCAAGAACAACGAAGGGACGCTCATCACTTTCCTGGAAATCCCGTCTAACTGCATCGGTGCCAACCTGTGCATAGACGGCGTGAAGTATCAGACTGTCGATAATGTCTTCCTGTATCCGAATCCGGATATCAAAGAGCTGTATATAGCCTATTACGACCAATTCGGCGAAGGTGAACGTGCCTACCTGTCCTGTCATGTCCCGAACGTCACAGGCTTCTGGGTAGAAAAGAACGGGGCTAACCTGTATTTCTACTGGGACGCTTTATCTATTTACAATATCAAGTACGTCGTAAAAGTCGGGCAGACGCAGGAATGGGAACAAGGTACGGAAATCTTCCGCTCGAAGGTCAATAAATACCGCTATATCCGGCCGAACGAAGGAAACTATTACTTCATGATCAAGGCCGTCGACGACCACGGCAACTATTCCGCCGACGCGACCTGGTATTACCTATCCAGCGACCCGGAAATCAATAAGAACGTCATCCTGGACTATAACCAATACAAACTGGGCTATAGTGGGATAAAGACGAACATGCACTATAACGCGGCCATGGAAGGCTTGCGGCTGGAGAAGGAATCCTTCAACGGCGAATACCTCATGAAAGTATCGTTGCCGCAGAAGATAAAGGCCCGCAACTGGATTGACTGCAAAATAAATGCCGTGACGGAGCAGACGCTTCGTGTATGCGACATGACATTTACCGTCGACAGCTACGAGGCGTCGCATATCCTGGCATGTGGTATCTTTGGCGACCTGGACGGCGTAGAGCTGAAAAAGCAGATAGCCCGGTATACCGGCAAGACGGGTGATACCTTTGATGCTGTCATCGACGGCACAAGCAAGGCCACGGGCGGCACACTACTGACGGAGAAGAATACAAGCTATGCCCCGGTGCGCTGGAATGACGGCGCACTCATTACCGATGTAGGCCAGCTGGAATACTCGTGCAGTATCCCCAAAACGTTCTCTATCGGATTCTGGTTCAAGAAGAACGCGCCGCTCACGGACTGCTTCATTGCGGAGATGCGTGGGAACAAGCCGAACCAAACGGACTATATCGCCGTCAAGGACATGACCTTCACCGTCGACAGTTACGAAGCACAGCATTTAGGCGCTGACGGCGTATGGCGCGATATTACGCTATATATCGGCTATGACAAGCGCACGGACTCGTTCTACGTACGGGATACCGTGAATGAACGGATACTCAGCTTACAAATTGATACCGCAGATAGGGACTGGCTGTTTTTCGGGCTTGCACAGAGCGCCGACAAGCGGCTTTTCTTTATCCGTGAATTCGACCTCGATACGACCAAATACATCAAGGCGTTCATTCCGCCTTGTGGTTCATTTGACCGTATTTTCTTTAACCCAAAGGAGTAAACACATGAATAAAGACGAAATGAAAATCAAAGGTTCTTTGAATGTTGTCATCCATCACGCCAACGGCGACGTCGAAACCCGTCATAAAGACAATCTTATCTTGAACGGCGGTTTTGACTATATCTGCGCCGCCATGGCCAACCCGACCCGCCCGGCCGTCATGGGCTATACGGCAGTTGGCACAGGCACGACCGCCGTTGCCGCTACACAGACGGCATTGGTTACAGAACTCAAGCGGAAAGCAGCCAGCTACGCTCATAGTACCGGCACGAAAGTCTTTACACTGACGACGACCTTTGCCGCCGGGGAAGCTACCGGCGCCATCACGGAAGCCGGTATCTGCAACGCCGCCAGCGGTGGTACGTTCCTCGACCGCGTCGTATTCGACGTCATCAACAAGGCCGCTGACGATACCATGACGACGACCTTCCAGTTCACCTTGTCGTAACGCCTATGGATATTGCCAAAACGTTCACGCTGTACAAGCTGGCAGATACCACGTTCACCCTATCTGACAGCCGTGCCAGCAGGACGCTTGATGCTTTTGGCAAAATGGCGTACAGCGCGACGAACAAGGAAACTGTCTGGGTGCTGGAAGAATACGATAGAAAGCATGGAAAACCCACTATCATATCCGACACCGCACTCAGATACTACAGAGCGTCCGAAATCAAAGATAAGGTATCCACTATCACGACGCCCGTCAATGAGCTGTACCATTATCTCTTCAATACCCGGCCGCTGGAAAACCTGCATACGGCAGACAAGCGGAAGATTGCCAGTACCATCAGACGAAAGGACGCATGGGCCGTTCGGGAAACGTATTGGGATAACGTGTTATTCAATATGCGCTGCCTCGAAAGTCTGAAAATACTGGAAATCAAGAAGAGCGGTATGGTATTGGGGACGAAAAGGGAGTCTTTCAGTGTAAAAGACCACGAGAAAAACCAATTTGCTCAAAAACACCGCTATTCGCTCCACATAGGCGATAAAAATTTCAAGCGGCTAACTTTACCCAAACATGAGCTAACGAAGCTTACGGAAGCATATAGAAGGGCGAACATATGGAAGCGGACGGCGAAAGAAGTCACCCTCGTCACGGACAAGGAAAAAACGCAGACACGGAAGGAAACGGCCGAAGATATTGCCGTCAAGGAACGGCCTGTCAAGGCTGTTTTCATCAATCCGTGGGAAGCGGTAATCATTGTTGACGATGCGCTGGCCTTCTTTAACTGGTTCCGTACGGTACAAGAAACCTTGTCCATTGCGGAGTATCATAACAAGCTCATACACGCCACGAGGCCGGAATCGCTACGGATAACCCTAACACTCCCAAAGAAATTGTCACGGGCGTTCCAGGAAACTATAACCGCTATAGAGCGATATATGAGCCATGCTCAACCAAAGTATGATGAAATGGCGGTGACGTTCACGGACGGCGAAAATAAAGCCCTTGAGGTTGTCCGTAATGAAATGATTCATACAACGGAAATATACTGGGACAATGTATTGTTCCTCCTCCACATTTCAGAAGATATTCGGACAACAGAAGCCGTAAGAAATACGGCTGTCAAACAGCTGGACGACGCTTTCTGCTTCATGGATTCATTGCGTAAAGCATCCCAATTGAATAAAGGGGAAGACCTTGCTGTTATCGAGAATAAACGGCAGGCCATAGAACACGGACTGTATGACGGACTGCATATCATGGATGAATGGCGCAATGGTATGCAAAAACTGGCATGTGAACAGGTAAAAGCCTTGGACCATATCGCAAAGCATGCCGTATCAGCACAGTTTGATGGATTCCATGTGCAGGAAAGCTATAAAAAGATATGGCAGACTTTGCAGACCTTCCGGGAAGAGCTGAAAACACTCGATAAGGTATACCGGAATATCTACGCCGTCCGTGATGATCGTATCACTATCGCCGATAAACGCCTACTGAAACTCGAACGTGCTTTGCGGGAATCCATTGATACTACTGATGAATCCTTCAACCGGAACGTCGATTTTGTCCGTGGGTTCGAGGATTTAGCCCGTATCGGTGACGGCCTCACACGGGATATAGGCAAGAATCCGGCCGAAGACATTGCCTTGTACGACGCGTTCGTAAGGGCCAGTAACGGCTATGTCGAGTCAGTGCAGGTGCTATCATCGTTCAAGGAAATGGATGACTTTACGGCCATGTCGGATACGCCGCCACTGTACGAGCAGTTCACGGACTTCAACGTAGGGGACTATGAATACGAAAAAGCTCTCTTGCGGCTCCGTGTAGTCAGTAAGGCCACGCAGGCACAGCCTTTGCTGTACGATGTATCGCCACACGTCGATATCGACGATACCGACGATAAGGGCCAGCTTGAAATCAAGGATACGACAGCGGCCACGAAAGTCTATTACAACAAGCATTACTATAACGCCCCGGAAGTCAACGCCATGGTCAAGGGCGGCACGGGCACGACGACGCCCGTACCGAATATCCTCACGACCGACGGGCAGGACGACAAAGGGCGCTACTTTGAAATCGAATTACTGAATAGTTCCGGCAACCGTACAACGGGCATCGTCTCGTGGGTTGCGAAAGGATGGTAATATGCAGGAATATAACGAACTGGTCACGACGGACGCCTGTAATACGTATCTGGAGAAAGCGGACAAGAACATCCAGTCCGTAGCCAGTACGTTCTCCGGCACGGCGTTCCCGACGACGAAACTTATTGTCGGGATGCAGTGTATGCGTACCGACGATAATAACAATATCTATAAATTGACGTCTACAAGCCCCGTAACGTGGGAGTTAGTGCCGTCTAAATCCTACGTCGATAATGCCGTCACTACCGGCGTGAAGAGCATCACGAATTTCAAAGGGGCCACCTCGACCGCCGCCGGTGCGGCTGGCCTTGTACCAGCCCCGGCGAAAGGAACGCAGACAGACTATTACCTTTCGGCAGACGGCACGTGGAAGAAGGTACAGCAACGGTCTATCAAGGAAGTCATCGACATTGTCCACCCCGTAGGCAGTATCTGGGAAACCACCACGAATGACGACCCTAATACCTTATGGGCTGGTACGACATGGGTCAAGATGGATGCAGGGCGTGTACTGGTATCGGCTGGCACGTACACCGAGGGTAGTGATACGTATACTTATACACTCGGCGACAAAGGCGGCGAGGCTAAACATCAACTCACTACCGAGGAACTAGTGGCACACAGTCATGCAGTTAGTATTAGTCATGCCGATTTACAAGGCTCACTGACCTATACTAATGACAACAGCCTAACGGGGGGGATAAATACTGGCGTTAGTGGGATTATATCCAAAGAAACTGCATGGGGCCATTACGGAGGTCCTGCGTCCGGTAATGGTGTAACAGCGAGGATCAATATAAACGCGTCTCATGGCCATAATGCAAGTATAGGCAATTCTGGCGGTAGTAGCGCTCACGAGAACCGTCAACCCTATACAGTCGTCAATCGTTGGAAAAGGACCGCTTAGGCCGTGCGCTTCCATCTGTTAATGACTTGATACGGTGGTCTGTTTTCATGCCTTACGTTGCCGCCTGTATTGGCAATGGATATGGTATGAGAGTGCGCCCCGTTTGTTGTCGTCTGATTCAAGTAATCCCACGCCGCTGTCCCATTATAGGATGAATGTCCATTGCCGCCATCGTTGTACCAATACCCATGCGAATGATTGCCGTCTGTACTGCATGATACGCCATGCCCATGTTCGGCTAGTTCCTCGGTAGAGAAAGGAGATTCTATGAGAGTTTTTCAGATTTTAGATAACGACGTTCTTATCATCAAGGACAATGAGCAGTACACCGATACTGCCGAACATTTCAAAGCAGACAGCGGTCTTGCCAGCCTGCCTGCCAAAGTCATTTACGACGATACCCAGAAGCAGTGCCTCGTGGATGACGAATATAAGGACTATCCCAGTACTGAATATGACGGCTATATCGATAACGTAACGGCTTATATCGAAGCCAAAGCAAAACGTGAATATATACCGCCGACACTCAGTGAATTGAAAGCGCAGGCGCTCAACATCCAGTACAGCAAGTACCTTGCGAAGAAGGAAGCCCCCGTTACCGTGGATGACCTGCAATTCAGTACCGACGAAAAGAGTCAGCGTGAATGGCAGATTGCCCTTACACTGATTAACGATAAAGGGCCGTATAAAGTCCGTGATTCTTCCAACAGCATTGTATTGGCTGATGTAACGAAAGAACAGCTCATGAAGGCTGGAGAAGCCGCCAGAGCGCAACAGCTTGCGGCCTACGAGTGGTTCATGAGCATCCGCGACGCCATCAATAATTGCAAGAACGAAGAAGAACTTGCGCCGTACATGACCTAATGAACGGCATGGTTAAGCCATTCTTGCACTATTTACGATAAAGAACACATAAAGAGCAGTGATAAACCGCGTAGTTTAGCCGTTATCCTGCTCTTTTCTATTGACATAAAAGAACACGTTAAGAACACGAGGTGATTCAAACGAATGAGTAATATTGCAATAGATTTGAGTAAAACTGTAAAAGAAATCATCACGACAATGAAGACAGCCATTGACAATCTCAATACCAGCGTGGCGACCAATAAGACAGCCATTGACAATCTCAAGAACCAGATTCTGAATGCCGTGTACCCCGTCGGGTCCGTCTACGTGAGCATCACCGACAGCCGCAACCCGGCAGATATTTTAGGCTTCGGCACGTGGGAAGCCCTGCCAGCTGGCTATGGCCTCGTTGCACAAGGCACGGCCACGGCGGAAGACGGCAGTACACTGACTTTTACGGCAGGGCAAAAATCTGGTGAATTTAAACACCAAATCACTGTCGGAGAATTGCCAACGGAATCCCCGTACGGGATAATTTCTGTATTACAAGATGGGCACTTAACAACAGCCGCTGCTGTAAATGGTGGCTACTACGAAGGCCGACTCATCGTTACCAGAGCTGGCAAAGAAGTATATTATGGCGGTGGTAAAAGGATTGATAGCATCTCACCAGCCGTGGGCGCATACCTTTGGCACCGTACAGTATAGCAGCTTATATTTGGAAGCGTGTCAGCTGATTCTATGCCAACCATATACGGCTATTCCAGGTGAGATATTATTGTGGCGTTGATTATTGCCGAAAGATATGCTAATCTCCGCCCCATAAGCGTTTTCCGTGGCGCCTGACGGGAACCGCACATTACCAACAGAACTGTGTAATACGCCGCTTTCTGCCCTGTCATTACCCCATATTATGTAATTCTTGACAGCCCCAGACACTTCCGGCAGTTCCCCGACAGCGCTATGCCGTACGTTGCCAAAGGTATACTGCTATATTAGGTGACACGTTAGCGTGATATTCACCATCGCCTAAAGGAGCTACAGGCTGGTTGTCTTTAGCTTCAATGGGTCTGCCAGACCTAAGGCCGCACACTACGCCCCAAGGGTCTGCTTCCCAATTAGGACTCCATGCGCATAGTGCCGTATATTTCTGTTTAGTCGGTAGCTCCCCGACAGCTAAATAGAGTCAATAGCTTTTCGTAACTCGTGGATTGTCTTGTGGGTATAGTCATGTTTTGTGACACCTCGGCAAGCATGACCTAAAATCTTCTTTACGGCGGTATCATTGGCTCCGGAACTATCAAGCATCGAGGCACATGTATGCCTGCACTCATGAGGCGTGTGATTCATCCCGAACGCGGCCATGATTCCATCAAAGCGGCGGCGAAAGGCGTCATACGTATAAGGCGTGCCATCTTCATGCTGGCAGATATAGGCTTGATTTTTCCGCTGTACGAACCATGGGTAAATATCCTTATGAATTGGGACAGCACGGCCCTGCCCGGCGGCGGTCTTTGACTGTCGGACGATGAAATAATGGCTCCGCCACTTCACGTCTTGCGGCGTCAATCGGAGATATTCGCCGATACGAAGCCCGGTATAGATGAGGATAAGCACGTCCTGCACGGCTGGCATAGCATCCACGGCGCGCCATAATTTATTGCGCTGGCGGACGGTGAACGGCTTTTTCTTATACTTGCGAATATGAGGCTTTAGCTCTACATATCTTGCGTAGTCCGTGGCGACAATATCGTATTTGATAGCGTATTTGTACAGTTGGCCCATGAGTCCGCGGCATTTCTTCTGGGTGCAGTACCCGGCTTGAATCTCATCTACGACGTCCTGCAAATGGCCGTAACGGATACGGCGGAACGGCATGTCATGCAACTTCTGGCAATGGCGGTATGCGTTATCGTAGCTCTTGCGGCTGGACAGGGACAGCCTGTCGTACTTAGTAGCCTTCCAACGGGCGAACAGCTCACTGAAAGTAATATCGTCGTCCAATAGTGGCGACTCATTGATAGACGAAAGGTAGGCGATTCCATGCTCAAATGTATCGAAGTATCCCAATATCTTTTGTCTTCCATCCACGGTCTTTTTCACGGCAAACGGCCTCCGCCGATTCCCCGGCAGTCTATAACAGGTTCCGTATCCATTCGGTAATCTCATGTGTATCACTCCATTTTTTGAATGATTATAACAAGGTGGTGATATTTTGACAGTAGAAGTTGGAGAATTCATTGTCGTTGGCAGTGCGCTGGCTGGCGGGATGATATGGATTTGCAAGGCCTTCACGGCCCCACTCGAGGAAACGCTCCTCAAGGTGAACGATACCTTGGCTGAATTAGACAAGACTATCCAGGGGGAGCGGGAACACCGACACGAGCTGGAGAGGGATGTGCAATGCATCAAGGACACCACACAGGAGAACACGCGCCGTATCGAAGATATTGAAGAAAGTATCGAGAAAATCACAGGTGGTTAATTAAATGAAAAATAAAATCGTGGCCCTTGGCCAGTGGGGTCAGAAACACTGGCTCCAATTAATCATCATCATGAGTATTTTGATGATGATATTCTTGTTCCTCGTGCTGTTCAGCTGGCTTTTCGGCTACTGGAGCAATGCACTGAAAGGGACGCATTTTGAATTGATGAGCTGCTGGAGCGGCGTGACGGCCGTTATCGGTGGTATCGCGACCGTTGTAGGTCTTGGCAAAGCGTGCTGGACAAAATACGGCTATGACAGCCGTTTCAACTCCGCACGATACGCAATGCCGGTACAACCGCAAAACGCGCCCACAGCGGCAAATAACACGGAAAAAGCGAAAGGATGATGGCTATGTTAGGAGAATTAAGCGCACAGTACGAAAGCAACGGCGACCCGGCCTGCATCAGTGACGGCTACGGCGACCCCGGCGGTAAATCTTACGGGACGTATCAGTTCAGCTCCAACGCTGGTAGTCTGGGGCAGTTCGTCAGCTGGCTGAACAGCAACTATCCGCAGTACGGGGAACAGCTCAACGCGTATCCGCTATGTAGTGACAGTTTTGATGAGGCGTGGCGCAACATTGCGGCCAGCGACAGTGACGGCTTTGCGCAGGCACAGCATGAATACGTCAAGGCAGCGTACTACGACCCGGCCGTGCAGATTCTGGCAGACAACTACTGGCATATCGAGAACCATCACGACGTTCTCCGGGATGTCGTATGGAGTCGTGCTGTACAGTATGGCGTCGGGAATATCCTCGACATGTGGACCGAAGCCGTTCACAGCATGTTCAACGCACAGACGGGCAACTATGACGGCTATCCGAATTTGAGCTACATCGACTCCCCGGAATACGACTACGATTTCATCGTGGCCGTATACAGCGTATGCAAGACCCCGGAATGGAACAGTTCATCGCTCCGGGACAGTTTGAACAATCGTTTCGACAGTGAAATGCATGATGCATTGTCGCGTTTATAGGAGGTGATCCATTTTGTATCTTCCGCAGCTGAAAGAGGAGGTTGATAAGATTGCCAAAAATAAAAAGACCCTTATTGTATCTTGCGTTGTCCTTGTCTTTGTGTTCGCCTTTGGCTGGCTTTTGTGCCGATACTACGACAGCCGCGCCCGTGAAGACAGTGCAGATGTCACTCGAACAGTACAATCAGTTAAAGACGACAATCAGAGAGCAAGAGAAAACGTTAGCACAGCTACAGAGCAGATTAGACAAGCTGGACAGCAACTCGACAGCCTTGCAGAATCAATTGACGCAAGCGAAAGAACAGTTGACGACAACAAGGCAGTCATTGACGACAGCCGACAGCTCATTGAGTCAAGCCAGCGAAGCCTTGAACAAGCAGAGTCAATCCTTAGCGATATTGACAGAGCAAATCAACTCAATGACTAAGAAGGAAGCCAGGCTGACCCGGCAACGGGATACGTGGGCCGTAGCGGCCGGCGTCCTTCTGATTGGCTGTATCGCGAAGTAGGGAGAGAACATGAGAAGACTGAACAAACATCAGACACAGTCCGTCGTCTTCTCATCCCTCGTCGGTGGTGTAAATGTATCGCAGGCCCCGGAACAAATCGACGCGTCGGATTTACAGATAGCGCAGAATTACATCTATTCGCGCGACAGTAAACGCTTGACGGGACGTGATGGGCTGGGCCTGCTTTATACCATGGACGGGAACGAGAGCGTACGCGATATGTGGTATGACGTAGACACCAACTTATTACTGGTTTTCACGAACCATAATAAAGCCTATAAGTACATCATCGGCCAGACCCCGGAATATATCGGCGACCTGGAAGGGAGCTACGACCCTGTTTGCGCGAAATTCATGGATAAGGTATGGATTGCCAGCGGCGGGAAACTGCAGTATTACGACTATACGCAGAACGGCCAGTTGACTGTAGTCCAGGACAGCCCGACGTGTAATATCGTATTCCAGCGGTTCTCCCGGATTGCGGTATCTATGGACGGCACGGACGGCTTCTATCTGTCTGGAGTCGGCGACGGTACGGACTGGAAAGAAGACACGAACCGGGCCGATAAGGAACAGTGGTTAGACGTCGGCTACGGCGACAGCGGCGATATAGCTGCTATCGTCCCCCTGGCGACCGATATTATTTTCATCAAGACCAACGGGAAAATATATCAGCTATCCGGGGATGCAGACCCGAATAACTGGCAGGTGACGGAAATTGCCAACAATACGGATATTGCAGGCACGAGATGTGCCGTCAATATCGGTAGTTCCGTTATATTCCAGTCCATACGCGGCCTAAAGACCTTATCGGCTGTCATGGAATATGGAAACATCCAGTCGTCCGATATCGGCGACAAATTCAACGCTTTATTGACGGACAGTATGTATGAACCGCGTTTCTATCATCTGCAACGGCACTGCATGATACTCATTCGCCCGACGAGTGATTATAAGTACTTCGTGGCTTATAACTATCTCCTGGGGAGTGCTACTACACTCAAATTCAATGTCCCGATAGACAGTATCGTAGAAACGACGGCAACTATCATCGTAGCCAGCGGCGGCAACCTGTACGCTTGGGATTCGCAGTACCTCGACGACGATGGCAAACCTATCGAGTATATTCTTAAACCAAAGGCTACCATAAGCAGTGAACAGATGCTATTAAAAAGCGTCGACACAAAGTTCACGGCCGATTACGCGGGCAAGGCGGAATTCATTGACGGGTCATTGGATGTGACCGTACCCACAGCAGATCGCAATAAGTTCCGGTGCAATCATTCGACGGACTGCCTGGACATTACCGTGAAGTCTAACGACAGGTTCACGGTAGATCATATTATTCTAGAAATTGCAGACCTTTAGGAGTGATAAAATGGAAAGCAAGGAATTAAGTGAATGGATAAGGATATACGAAGAAAAGACAGGTGATACATTCCAGGCCCTGCCGGGATTCACAACGTGGTATCTGCCAGACAGGGGCTTCTGTCAGTGGAAGCCTATACCGGAAAATAAGGCTATCCTTTGCTGGAACCTATGCAATGACGCCCACTTCTGGCGGGATGCATTGGAATGTATGGGCCTGCAATTCGGTTACGACCGTATCATTACTATATGCATTATTCCCATTAAGCCGTATATCCGTTTGTGGGGATGGAAAATCATGCAGGACTTTGATACAAATGGCGTACACCGCTATATCTGCAAGGATAAGCAGGGGCGTGAAGTCGTCTGTACTCCGAAGGAGAACGAAGATGGAACGATTGATTATTACGTTACGAATGAACTTAGACGGCCGTATAAGCCGTGGAAAAATGCGAATGAAAGGGAGTGATTGAATGGGTAAAAAAAGCAAGTCCAGCAGCTCGTCTCAGACATATACCCCGTCGCCGGAAGAAAGGGCCTTGCAGCAGCAGGCCTTGGAATACTCTAAGTATGTCATGCCGAACGCAAAACGGCTTAACGATAGTGCCGCCAATATTCTCTATGACTCTTTGGGTGATACGAAGGTTGATTATAATGACCTCATGAACAACGCCATGGACCAAATCAAATGGGGGCAACAGGGGCTTAGAGGGCTGGCGCAAGGGCAGATACCGGCAGCCTATCAGGATGCCATGGAAGCCAGTATCAAGAAAGGCGTGCAAGGTTCCATGGGCAACCTCTTGCAGGATATGGGTGCCCGTGGTGTGGTCAATAGCTCCGTCATGGATACCGGGCTTAAAGGCATTAGTGACAGCGCTAGTGACGCCATGGCGCAGAATTGGCAGAATACGGTATCTCAATTAGCAAACATCTATGGCCAGAACATCGACGCCGCAGGCCAGCCGATTGCTAATGCCGCCGCCGCGCAGGAAGCCGCACAGCAACCGGCCCTCAATCTTTGGAACGCTTCTCTTGGACTCAACGGGGCGACTACCGGCGCATTGAGTTCTTTGGCAGGAAAAGGTACGACGACCACTACGCAGAAAACCAGTGGCGGTGGCTTGTTCGGTGGTATCCTTACCGGGCTGGCTAGTAACGCCTCTATTTTCTGTTTTGCGCCAGAAACAAAGGTACGCCTGGCAGATGGGTCCGAAGTACCGATTACCGACGTCAAAGTTGGCGACAAGGTACTTTGCCCGCATGAAGACGGCACGGAATCCGAAGAAACGGTCCTGCATACCATGGAACCACACTATAGCGACGTATGGAACCTTGTATGTAAGGACGGCGTAGATACCCACTATGTCATGGCCACCTTGACACAGCCGCTACTCACGGAAGATAAAGGATTCGTTGAAATCAGTGACATGACGTTAGGGGCGAACCTCAAAGGACGCGGGAAAATCGTCAACATGGTTTACGCCGGGGAACGGAAAGTATATGATCTGCACGTTTCCGGGGACAACAACTACTATGCAGACGGTTTTATTGCCAAAGGCGGCAGTACCGACAATTGGGTAAAGGAGGATAATTAATGGCAGCCAAAAAGTATAACTATATCGAAGACAATATCAGCCAGAATTATGCACCACGGCAGTATTCTGCTCCCTTCACGACCCAGGCGTTGCCGCAGCTGAACTTTGCACAGTACGCGTTCCAGGACCCGCGGTTTGCTCTTGGGATGCTCATCGGCAACGCCGTCGGCGCGAACATTCTGAACCGCAAGCAGAAGGAAGCCGACCAGATGCTTTTCAGACAGGATAACCCGGTATCCATGCCGGACAATGTGCCATTGTACGATACCGGCTCGACCCCCACCTTGGCAGACGGCAAGACAGCCGCCGTCGGTAATGCGTATAGCGGTTTTGGTGCGAACCCCGCGCAGGTATCGGATAACTTCCTGGCGAACCTGCAAGGCGTGAACGGCCGCTTGAATTACAATACCGATACCGGCGCCATCAACTACCAGACGCCGACCTTCCTGCCGTCGATGTACGCAGAAAATAACCTTGGGAAATATTACCCAACGGCAACCGACGCAGACGGTAACATGATTGGCAATATCTCGTTCGCAGACTACCTCAATAACCAGAGTAAGGCGGGGCAGGGGCAGGGCCTCTTTGACTTCAATGCCTTGCAGAAAATGGCCGCTGATGACGTAGCAAAGGCCGCCGCGAAGAATCCGCAGGCGACCGTAGCGCAGAACATGGGCGTCCTGCCGACCGCTAACGTCGATGTACCGTCTAAATCCAATAGCTACATCCCGGCCATCACCGGCAGGTTAGGCAATCCGATTAACGGCAGTCTGAGCATGAGTGGCTTTAACTTGAACAGTAACGACCCGAATAGCAAATTCTATACATGGAATTTAAAAAGCGATGGTGACGTCGCCGACGCGTCGCCCGCTACAATCCCGTCGGCACAGACCACAGTACCCGGCATGATCGCGCCGGGTAACGTGGATACTCGTAACGGCCTTCCGAAAGTACGCGCCGTAGAAATCGACGGCAAGCACTATATCCTGCCAGCCACAGGGGCAGACGGGAAGATACTCGACGAAGACCAGACGGCGTATAACTTCTATGAAACGGGGAATACGTTAGGCGTGTTTGATAATAAGAAGGACGCGAAGAAGTACGCCGACCAAATCAATAAGGATGCAGGCAGTAACCCGGTACCGGCCGTCCATGCCATGGAAGCACAGCCCCTCGATGAACCGCCGATTAAGGATGTGCAACCTATCCAGCCCGTGGATAATCAGCCGATTAAGCCTGTCGATAATCAGCCTATCAAGGCAGAACCGGCGCCGATACAGCCCGTAGAAGGACCGATTCAGCCCGTGGATGCAACGGCCCCGGCCGATACACAACCGGCCACACAGGCCAATGCACAGGCGGCCACACAGGCCCCACAGGCTAGTGTTACTATCACACCGGGCCAGCAGGCGAACGCTACCCAGCCAACATCCACACAGACCACAAGCACCGATACCGGCATATTCCCAAACGACCCGCAGAAATTAATGGACCGGCTCTTCCCTGGCGAAACGCAGATTGACAATCCGCACTATAAGGAACTGCTTGACCAATACAACAAGGAAACTGACCCGACGAAGAAACAGGCACTCATGGATAAGCTCGACAATACCCCGGCGTATATGCTCCGTAGCGATAATCCCTATTACATGGCCACTAAGGCTTTGTATGATAATGAAAAGGACGCAAACAAGAAGAAGGAATGGCAGGCCGCATTGAATAACCTGCCACGGTATAATATCCGCCCGTTCGACCAGGTAGAGCAAAGCCTTGAAACGGATATGAATGGCGGCCACCCGAAACATATAAACGCACAAAAGAACGAGTCTGACTTTGTCCATTGGGCCATCCAGCACGACATGCCGATTGATGTCGTGAACTCGACGCTTGAACGGTATAGACCTGTATGGCAAGCCGAAGAGAAGCAGTACAATGACTATCAGACCAGCGCATTGTATTCGTTGTATTACCAGGCCGCCATGGATGGCCAGTATGATACCGCAGCCACGATTGCCCAGAGCATGTCCCAGTATAACCCGCAACTGTCGGCACAGATGCTGGCAACCCTGCCGAACGGCTTGAACTACTACGCAACGGCTGACGCGAAAGAACGGGCGGCCACGGCACAGCAGAATAAAGTATATAACATGGGCTTGCAAAATAAATATACCCTTGGTCAAATCGTAACGCGCGGCGAGATTGCTGACAGTCAGTTGAAGGAACAGCTAAAACATGACACCTGGAAAACTAATGTAACTATCGCCGAAAAAGCCCGTGAAAATGACAATAATAACCGAACGAAGTTTATAACTAGTAAATACGGGCCTAACGGCTCCGGCAAAAGCAGCTCCGGCGGTGGTTCTGGAGATATTAAACTTTCCGATGCTAAAAGCGTCGTTGAATTGCATAATAAATGGGTAAGCGACCATAAAGGCGATGACGATTACCAAGAATCAAATAGCCCGTATTACAATGTATATCAAGACGCTATTCAAGTCATTAATAATAAATTCGGTGAAGGGCTAAAAGAACCGGATTCAGAAGAAAACGCTTGGCATAATGCCACGGCCCTTCTTGAACAAAATGCGAAGATGGGCAATAAGTATAGCATGTTTGAAATGGAAGATATTATTAAACAAAAATGTGGGGATTGGGCTGACCAAATTAACCAGATATTAGCAGACGGCGGAGGAGACATTTCCTTTGCTACCTATGGTTTGCACCCAGATTATGAATAGGAGGTAAATATGGCACTCAACTATCTCGATAAAGCCGCTTGGGACGCTGGCGTATATAAAGATAAGGGTAATGATGACGACACGCAACAGGATACTTCTTCTGAGGATTCCGGATATTCGGCGTCTGGCATATTGAGCGCCGCTAAAAATTTCCTCAAACACCCATTCCAGGGCATGGGTACTGTCATTGCACCTAATTACACCCCTCGCCCCCTCGACGACAGCGTGTACTCGGATATTCCGGGTACACCCGTTGCCAGTGGGCAGTTTGGGGAACTGGAAGACGAAAGCGTCCGCGATGAACGCATGAAGGATTCTGCCGACTACATGGCGGCTAACTGGCCGCGTCTGTACGGCGGATTCGTTGCGGCAGACGAAGGCCTGGCTAACGTCGTCGGTGGTATCCAGAACGCCGTTGGCGGCGGCAATGGTATCTTGAATAACGTACAGCGCGCCGAAGAAGGGATGCAGGATTATCGCAAACAGTGGAACAACGAGTACGGCGACAGCTATTTCCTAAACCCGAATAAGTTTGCTACGGACGTTGGCTCCGGTATCGGCTCGACCGTGCCTATCATGGCACTGTCGGCCCTCATGCCGGGCGCCGCCGTCGCAGGTGGCACACGTGCCTTGACGTCGGCTTTATCCCGTGCAGGGTTAGGCCGTCTTGCTATGTCGAAAGCCGGGCAGGCCCTCATTGCAGATACTGTCCGTTCGATACCTACATCAAACTTAGCAGACTCCCTGTCTGAATACGGGACCGTCGTTAATGACATGATGCAGAACGGTATGAGTGAAGATGAAGCACGGCGCCGGGCTATCCCGATGTTCTTCAAGAACATGGCCCTCGATACCTTCACGGTACCTCTTGAATTAGGCGTCATGAAAGGCGGTAAGGGGATTGCGACCGGACTGTTAGGCCGTAGTGCCGGGGAAGGCATGGCAAAAAGTATCGCCAAAGGCGCGGCCCGTACCGGCATGTTGGCAGGGGCCAGCGGCCTTACGGAAGGCTACCAGGAAGGCGCCCAGAACGCCCTGGAAAATGACGTGGAAAGCAACCGCGACGGCGGGTGGTACAATCCCTTTACCTGGACTAAGGAAGATTGGGAAGCGGCCCGCGGCGGTTTTGTCGGCGGCGCTTTGATGGGCGTCCCTGGCAACGTGGCGGCCGGCTTCCATCCCGAAGCAAGACAAGCCCCACTTAGTGCGGAATCCCAGGAACAGGCACAGAGCATCAAGGATACACTCAGCCACGGCAAACCGAAGGGCATGAGCAACGCCGCGTATAATGCCTATATCGAATTAGCCAATAGCGGGAACCCCGACCTCATCAAGCAGGCCGCGTCGTCGCTTGAATCGTTCCAGCAATCGCAAGAAGGCTCCCAGGAAAGCACGGATGACGCCGCCACAGAAGCTTATAAGGATTATGAAACCTATGACCAGAAGCAGGAAATCGAAAACTTCCTCAACAATAATACGGTTGAGCAAATCGGCGGCGAAAAGAATTTTAACTGGCTCATGGGGGTATTGCGTAACGGCACGCCGGAAGAAGTGCAGCATGCGTATGATACCGTTATTGCGGCTGAAAAGGCCACGGCCGAACAGGAAGCCAAGAACCGCCCGGCAAGTGGCGGCGGAAGCATGTCGCCGAATACCGGCAATGCCATGGTTAATATTGTTATCCAGGCGGCTAATGATTCCGGCGTAGAACCACGTCTAGGCCTGGCTATTGCCGCCCGTGAAAGCGGCGGGGATGACGTCAATGCCATTTCCATGCCAGAACCTCATGACGGCATTTATGGTATCATGCAGGCCCAGGAGGAAACCGTTTCCAATATGGGCCTTGACTCCCAGTATCCAGACTGGAAGACGGACCCCTATCAGAACGCCATGGTAGGTATGGCAATCCTAAAGGCTAAAATAGATGGTGAAAACGGCGACGTATGGGCTGGCGTCCGTGATTACAATGGTGCCGGGGAAGAAGCGGAACAATATCGCCAGTTGGTCAAGAACAACTATGACAATATGGGCGACATTGGCAGCGGCGGAAATGTAGAAGCACCTAATGAAGCCTTCTATGATTTAAGCGACGCTATGAACCCACAAGTAGACGGGATGGACCCGAACACCATGGCGAAAATGAACCTTTTGTCTCGTGACTTCTATCAAAAGTACGGGCATCGCCTGTTGGTCACGTCCTTGAAACGCAACGGCGATGGTTCTTCTTATCACGACGAAGGTCATGCCTTTGACTTTTCTGACGACTTCCTGGAACAGAATCCGGACGCCCGTGACTGGCTTGTCCAGCAGGGGGAAAAGTACGGCCTCAAAGGGCTGGACGAATTCTCTCATCCTGTCGCAACGACTGACGGAGGTAACGTCCACTTTACCGACCATGGCGGCCCGGTCCCTGGCGGTGCATCCGGCGGCGTATCGAGTAAAGTTGCCGGCGATAATGGGCCGTTTGAACGTGAATTAGACCAGGCCGCGCAGGAAGCCAAAAGCGACATGGACAAGATTCAAGCTCAAAGCGACCAGGCCATGAATGAAATCATGAACGACGACTCCGCCGAAAAGACGGCGCAGGACGCCCAGCAGGACGCAGAGAACGCCCAGAAGCAGGCTGATATCGGTAATAACCAGACCGAAACGACGCAGACGCAAGGTGATAATACCACGGATGTTAACCAGGTATTGGGTGCTTTGGGCATTACACAAGATGACCTTGCCAGGGCGGCCGCGCAGAATATCATTGGTAAGTTAGACGATAACATCGACCCGAACGACCCTAAATCTATGGACAAGGCAATACGTCAGGCTATATCTGCTATGACACCAGATGAGGTTAGGGGAATCGTAAATCAAGCTAAAGGCCAGCAAAAAGCGCCGTCCGCTACACCCGTACCCAAGGCCCAGCAACAGACGCCACACGCCCGTTTAGGCCGTATTTTATCCACCTATGACCGCAAGGACCCGAAGTTCAAGGAATACATGAACACCTTCCGTAACGGCACGGAGCAGGAACAGAAGAAGCTGGCCGACGATTTACAGACGACGCAGGAACTGGAACGGGCTAATTCCTTGAAGGGCAATCCGCTTACGACTCAGCAAGACCAGAACGCGCCTCAAAACGCCCCTCAGCAAGCCGTAGAATCTCCCAAACAGCCCGAACAGGTGAATGCACCTGTACAGGTGAAAGAAAGCCTTGAAACGCAAAAGAAGCGCAAAATCTACCTTGCGAAGAAACAGAAGCTCATGGAACGGGTCCCGGCTGGCAAAACGGTCAAGGTACATGCCAGTACGAATGACGCCGGATTCGATGCGACGTATAAGATTGTCCCGGCCGGTGATATTACTGCCAGCCACGACATGAATTACGCCGTGAACGACCTCTACCCGGCAGAATATCAGCCGCGCGACCGTAACCATCCTCAGATGCGTGGACAAGTGGAAAAGATGGCGAAGACGATGAAGCCGGGACTGCTGGCAGAAAGCCAGTTCGTCAATGAAGGGGCGCCTATTGTCAACAACAGTGGCGTCGTTCTCAACGGCAACGGCCGCGTCATGGCTATCCAGAAAGCCTATCAAGGACTTACGGACTCTCACAAGAAGAGTGCTAAGGCCTATAAAGATTTTCTTGCCTCTATCGCACCCTCGCTAGGGATTGCTCCCGAAAAGGTACAGAGTATGGAACACCCTGTATTAGTACGGCAGGCCGCTGACGACGCTGATACCAAAGCTATTATCAATAGCACCGAAGGCGGCGCCAAATTGGGCGGCGCGGAACAGGCGAAGGCTGATGCAGATAGACTTAAACTGTCCACATTGGAACAGTTCGTCAATAACGGCAAGGGCGAATTCATGAATCCCTCGAACCGTGAATTCAGAAGGGCCGCCGCAAGTGATGTATTCAGCGATGCAGAAGGCAACTCTGTATTCAATGAAAAAGGTGATTTGTCGCCAACGGGTCAATTTAGAATCCGCAACGCTATCTTTGCCAAGGCTTATGATGACAATTATCTCTTGACTCAGCTCAGCGAAGCGACGGATAATAACAGTAAGAACATTATGAACGCCATGATCGCCGCCGCGCCGGAAGTTGCGAAGGTCAACGAGGGTATCAAGAACGGGACTTTGTATCCCGACTATGATATTTCCGACGTCATCACAAAGACGGCAAAGACTATCATGTCGCTCCGTAATGAAGGAAAACCGCTGTCCTTCCACTTGCAGGAAACCAGCCTGTTCTCGCAGGGGGAATCGGAAGCCAAACGGCTGGTACTTGAATTCATCGAACGTAATAAATTCAAGAGCCGTACCATTGCCGATATGTATAAGGGGGCGTGTGACCGCATTTTCGCTGTCGGCAGTCCAAAACAATCCAAGTTATTCGATAGTACGGAAGCGCCGCGTATCAGCCTTGAAAACATCATCTCGAACGCCATCCAGGAGGTAGAACATGGACAATCGTTATTCGACACCACAGAAGAAAAGCCAGCCGAAAAAGCTATATCCGAAGTACCAGATAATCGACAGGCCGAACCCGCCGGGAGTGGACGCGTACATCAACAAGAAGCTGGCAGAGTACAGAGCCAAGAAAAAGAAGGGAATGAAGTAGATGAAAAGAGCAAGCAAAGTGACCATGTCGACGCCGAACCTCAGCAAACTGAAAGTAAAGACAAGGAAAGCACCCATGCCGAAGAAGGTTCCCAAGGTGACGTACAAGAAGAAGTAAGTAAATTCCATAATGTACTGGATGACGAAAAATCAACGCCTAAACAGATTATAGACGCTTATAAAAGTGTCGTTGATAAAGTCATCGCAAATGCCAACGGAAGCCGTAAAAACGCCAAAATAGGTGATAAAATCGTAACCGACGAATACCAGTCTTTGACTAATTCCAAGCATTGGGGCGCATTCATGAACGAAGACGGCGGACGGAACTGGCACGAAGTCGCTACCATCAATGCCGACGCACATAAGACATTGCGTGCTATCATCAAGACTGCCGGGAAAGAAACAGCTCCTAAAGCGGAACAGTCGAAAGAAACGAAGCCGGCGGAACAGCCCAAAGAAAAAGCCGGATTCACTGACGATGAAATCAAGACTCTCACGGATAGAGGCTTCAATCGCTGGACGAAGAAACTGTCTAATGGCAAGGTGATGGACCGTCTCTATATTAAACCGGAATATTTAGGGCTTGAACTTACCCGGTACAAATCCGGCAACATTTCATCTGCAAAATTCAACGGTGAAACAATCAGCAACTCAGAAGCAAGGCGTATAGAAGGTACGAAATGCTATGTAGACGTTGCAACAAAAGAAGTCGTATGTGACAGGGATGACCTGAAACAGGCGGCACAAGAAGTCGTTGACGATGCGTTGTCAAAAGAAAAATCCCAAGTCTTCGCACAAACAGAAACAAAAAAAGCCGCCCCAAAGGACGACGTTGTTGTTACTGGCGATGAATTTGGTGAATATAAAGACCTAAAAGAATTACGAGATAAAGCCAAAGCTTATTACAAAAAACATTTACAAGGAACCTATGTACAGAATCCCATATTGGGAACTATTCAATTAGAAAGTAATCGCGTTGATTTTACTCGTTCTGGGATGGGCAAAATGGTGGCCACCAGTGCCAAAGAACATAAATTGCTTTTAGTGGCACATTTAAAAGAATTGATTGAAAATGCCGATTCTGTCACAACCAATGGGAATGTAAAGAACAAAAGAAACGCTTCATCCTACTCTTATTTGCATTCAACAGCAATTATTGAAGGGAAGAAGCAAAATGTCATCATTACTATTTTTACTGATGTAAACGGTAATAAGTATTACAATCATACCTTGCCAGATGAAGAAGGTACTAATAAAAAAGAAGCCCTATCAGTACCTCCGGCGCAAGCTACCAAAAATAGTAACGGCATTCCGGCCATAGATAGGGCTCCTTCTACCTCAATTATATCTCAAAAGGCAGAAAAAGGGAATAATGTAGACGAGTTGCGCAATCAATTAAGTGGTGGCGGTAAACAAGCTTATGATTATGCTATTGACAAATTGTCGAAGGGGAATGAGAAGGTAGCACAATCTGCTAAAGAAAGTGCCTTTATCTATGCACGCATGGCGGAACGCTGGTCTGAAATCATGCATGAGTACGGTAATAAAACATATTCTCCGGAAGATTACACAAAATCACATCCTATTGTCATAAGCAAACAAACCGGCGACGCCCAACTGGAACAGGTATTTGAGCAACGGGCATGGCATGGAAGCGGTATAGATTTTGATAATTTTGATTTAGGGAAAATCGGCAGTGGCACCGGAGCGAGTATGCACGGCTGGGGGATTTATGCCGCAAAAAGCAAGCGGACTGCACAAAAATATAAGAAGGAAATGAAAGACCGTGGCCTTCCGTCTGTCTTATATGAAATCGATGTTCCGGCCAACAAAGAATTGCTAGATGAAGATAAGCGCTACAAAGACCAGATGAAAGGCGTTCAAACTAAGATTCTCAAGGCAGTGCAATCCTTGTCCGTGGAACAGAAACAAGCCTTCTGGACAAAATGGTTGCGCCAAGCTATGGGTAGTACTAAAGATGAAATCCAAGCAGAAACAGCCTTGCGGAAAGTGGAATTAAACATAAAGCATTGCCACGACGCTAGTCTGGGATGGGAAGGGCTTCCGGCGTTTAGAAAGCGGATTGCCTTAGACAGTCTAAAAAAACAAGGCTACACCGACGAACAGATAAACGATACTTCCTACATGAAATCAGAAAGTAAAAGGTGGGAAAAAGAACTTCCAGAAGCAAAGCAACAGGCCAAAGAGTCTAAAGGGGCTGGCGATAAGAAACGGAATCAGTTAATAGAAGCGGCTATGGAAAACCCGGAAGTCACATTGGAAAAAGGCATTGGGACAGGTAAAGAAATCTATAATTATTTGACTGATGCATTATCAGATGGGAAAGACATAGAAAAAACGTCGAAATATTTAAATGAACAAGGAATTCACGGTATTACCTATGATGATGCTTACGATGGCCGATGCTATGTCGTATTTGATGACAAAGCCATTCAGATCATTAACAAATATAATCAAGATGTTCATAATGCCAAAGCTGCCTATGACGCAAGTACCGGAGCTATCAGACTGTTTGATATTGCGGACCAGTCGTCTTTTATTCATGAATCTGCTCATATGTTCCTGTCTGACATGGAAAGACTAGCGCGAAAAAAAGGTGCTCCTGCCGGATTGGTTAGCGACTTACAAACCGTCAAGGACTGGGCCGGATACAAGCCGGGACAGATGAATGGATACAAAGATACGGCCCTTGAAAAAGAATTCCAGGAATATGCCGACGCTATACGGGAAGCAAAGAAAACTGGCGATGTCGTAGCAATTAAATCGGCGGAAGCACGCTGGATACACGAACGGTTTGCCAGAGGGTTTGAACGCTATATTGCTGAGGGTAAAGCCCCCAATGAATCGCTGAAAAACGTGTTTGAAAAGTTCAAAGAGTGGATGGTTAGTATCTATCATGATTTGAAGAATTTAGGAAAGAAACCGCCTAAAGAAATTCAAGATGTCATGGCACGAATGATTACACCGGAAGTAAATACTAAATATTCAGTGCGAGAAGCAAATGGCCAGTTAACCCGCCCCAAGGAAGACTTGAAAGCGGAAATCAAAGAAGCGTTCCCGAACGCCAAGGAAATCAAGGACGAAGGCGACCGCATGACCTTCACCATGCCGAACGGTTCCCATATCATCGTCGACGTGAAGAATGAAATCCTCTTGACGGACGAAGAACTGGCGCAGGCGAAGAAAGACCACCATATCGACGATAACGGCAACGTCGTCGTCGAAGGCTACGCACAGCTCCATGGTAAAGACGCTTATATGGCCCTCTCGCAGGGTAGCCGTGAAAACACGGGATTCCATGAAGCCTACCACCTCGCAGAAGGCGCCGTCTTGACGGACCGTGAAAAGGCCGCTATTAAGAAGGCTATCCCGGACGCCGAAAAGCGCGCCGATAAGTACGCTGAATGGGTAGAAGCCCGTAAGCACGGCCGCGGCACGGCATGGGGCAAGCTGTTCCAGAAAATCAATGACTTTGCCGCAAAGATGAGGAAAATCTTCACCGGGGCTGAAACCGTGAACGACATATTCCGGCAGATTGAGTCCGGTAAGGTATGGGGACGCGACGCCCGCGACAATAACGAACGGCGCTACGCTGCCCGGCAGGAAGACCAGGAAGGAGTGCCTGTCAAACCGCAAGACATTATCGACGCCATTAACGATATTGTCCATATCTATGAAGGTAGCCGTCTCACGGATAAGGAACGGAAGGAACTGAGAGAGTCCAGCAAATTCGACCCGGGCCAGAAGCAGGCCGTCCGTCCACAGGCTACCGACCTGTATGATCGCCACGCCCACGCAGGCTTTAACCGTATGGGGTACTTCAATCTGAGCAACTATGGCCGTATCCTTGCCCTACATCTCGACAACATCATGCAGCTGAAAGGCAACCTGGAATTGGCAAATAAGGTCCTGGACCGGCAGGATAAGAACGCCGCCGAAAACAAGATGAACGGCGTCAACGAACATCTCACCCCGGCGCAGGCACGGCAGAACGCCGTCATGGACTTTGGGGCCATGATGATTCGCAACCCGGAACTGGCCCGCGAAACCTATCCGGCTTATTCCAAAATTTTCGACGAAGGGCTGGAACAGCATCCCGATTTAAAAGAAAAGCTCGACAAAGTCATTCAGCTGAATGAAACCTACCAGGGACAGACCGCCGCAGAACGGGCCGCCGGCAGTATCGCCCGCGAAAAGGAAAAAGTACAGCTCCGTAAGCATCCCAAAGAATGGCTGAGCACGCACTTCGATAAGTTCTACACGAACTGGGTAGATGACAAGCATGCCTTTGCTAAAGTCGTCGCCAGGGCAGAAGCTGAACTGGGTAGAAAACTGGCCTATGACTATGACGTCCATAAGCAGGCACAAATGGCTATTAACGTAGCCTCCAGCCGTGCGCTGTTATTCCTTACAGGTGGCAAAGGCGTCGAAGAGACGCATAAAGTATTGAATAAGGTTTACGGCCACGCCATCACGAAGAACGTCACCATGAAAGACATTATGGACGCCCTTAATAAGGCATCTAAGGAAGATGTATCGAAAACGGGCGCTGAGAACGCCTATGACGCTCTGGGCAACTATCTGATTGCCATGCGTACGGAAGAGCTTGAAAAGCACTACCACGACGCATACGCGCGCTCCGCTGGCTTTGATGAAGAAGGTACGCGGGAAATCATCCAGCACACGCCCGAAAGTATCAAGAAGATAGCGCAGATGTATTGGGACATTAATACGAATATTGTCAACATTCTCCAACAGCAGGGTCTCATCTCCAAGGACCTCGCCGGGAAGCTCCGTAAATATAAGCATTATTGCCCCATGTATCGCGATATGTCGGACGGTATCACGGATATGGATGAGATGATAGGCACTATCGGGGTATTCAACAAGGGCGGCGGCTACGCCAACGTCAGCAACGGCATTAAACGCATCGAAAGCGGCGGCAAGCGGCCTATTCTCGACCCGATAACCTCGCTGTCGCAGATGGCGGTATCTATGATTAGCAAATGCGAACGGAACAACGTCGCCAAGACATTCGTCAAGCTGGGGCAGGACTTCTCCGGACTGGGTGACGTCGTCGTTCGTGACCCGACCTTAAAACACGCCGACCCGACGGCCTTTGCCTTCACGGTATGGCAGAACGGGGAACAAGTCGTATACCGCACGACGCCGGAAATCTATGACGCCCTCACGAATAACGACGCACAAACGAACCGGTTCACGATTAAGATGGCAAGCAGTATCGCGCAGACCTTGCGGACCGGCGCCACTATCAGCCCGTCCTTCATCGTCCGCAACCTCTTGCGTGATACTATGTCGGCCACGGTAAACTCCAAGACCGGGTTCTACCTGCCGTTCGTCGATAATGTGCGCGGTGCCTGGAAACTGCACTTTGACAAAGAATTTTCCGCGGAATATCACGCCAGCGGGGCTAGCATGTCCACGTACCTGCGGGCGGACGCGGATAGCAGCCGCGACCTCACCAAGGAACTACTGGGCCATAAGTACGACTCGTACCCGGTTGTCGTGAAGCAGGTCCGCCAGCTCATCAGCTATGCATGGCACAAGTACGAAAAGTTCGGCAATCTCATCGAAGATAGTACCCGTGCCGGTGAATTTAGACGCGCCCGCAACCAGGGCTTGTCTATCGACCAGGCAGGCCAGTTGGCCCGTGAAATCACGCTCGACTTCTCGCGCCATGGCAAGAAAGGCCAGATAGTCAATAAGTACGTGCCGTTCTTCAATGCAACGATTCAAGGTACGGACAAGTTTATCCGGACGTTCAAAGATAACCCCATGCGGGCCATTCTGAATACCGTTATTTGGATTATCCTGCCGTCGCTGGGCTTGTGGGCTATCAACCATGACGACGATTGGTACAAGGAACTCGATGAAAACACGAAGTATACCAACTGGGCCATCCCACTGCCAGGCGGAACGCATCTGCTCATCCCGAAGCCGCAGGAAGTCGGTATCCTGTTCGGTTCTGGTATCGAAGCCGTCTTGAATCAGATGACTGGCGCGGACCCGCACGGGATGAAGGAATGGGCGCGCCAGTACGCCGAAGCGATGACACCTAGCCTGTATCCGGCTGTTGTCCGCCCGCTCATCGAATGGATGACTAACTATTCATTCTGGACTGGTCGGAACCTAGTACCCGCCAGCTTGCAAAAAGCCCCGTCTGAAATGCAGTTCACCAGCTATACAAGTGAATTAGCTAAGTCGTTAGGGGATACATGGCTTGCGAAAAATATCCAGTTGTCGCCGATTGCTATCGACAACTGGATTAGTGGATGGTTCGGCAGTGCCGGACGGTTCGTAGCCAATATGCTCAATAACCCGATTAGCTATGTACGCGGGAACAGCCGTCCGTCGGAACCTTCTAAGTATTGGTATGAATTCCCTGTCATTGGTTCGTTCATTCGCCAGAACGGCCAGAACAGCGAATATATCAACCGAATGTATGAAATTCAGAAAGACATGAACGACGACTACGAACGCTCAGACGCTGGCAAACAGCGCAAGGGCAAGAAGTCTTCCTCGAATAAGCCGAAGGAATTGAAGCAAGTCGACACCGCTGTAAGTTCGGTATCGAAGCTCAATAAAGAAATCAAGGCTATCCGGAATGATCCGAAAAAGGACCCCGACCGAAAACGCCAGGAAATCGACCAGCGGCGTACGAAGATAAATGACCTTGCCAAGAAAGTCGTCCTAAAGTTCGATAAATAAAGGAACAGCCTGCTATCCATTACGGACGGCAGGCTGTTTTCCATTCACGGCTCGTCAAAAATTCGTCAAAAATAAATGTTACAATGTGATACAATGTGACCAAATCTGGCACCAAATCAATAAATGTCAAGCGAAAAAAACGCTTATTTAAGCCATTTTGAACAATTTTGTACTATTCTGAACATTACTTACGATAATTTAACGTTATCGGAAGTAATCGAGGGGCTATTTCTACCCCATGCTCAAAATGACTGCAAAATCGCTGTATCGAGTTCTTCGCAGTCATTGATTGAATTCATTTATTTTATCTTGGCTATTTGTGATTCTCCCTGCTGATATGCTATTATTTTTTTGATGAAAAGTTTTTCTGTGTTTTATAATACGTATCGGTTTTCAGATATAGATACATACTGTGGGCTTATGCAGGCTGGCTGGAATCGGATATAGGAACCGTGGTATTTGGGTATATACTAAGCGGAGTCGACGCCTGAATTGTGCGAATCGCTATATAGTCCGCGATATTGTCGTATTATCGCATGATTTAGTATCAGGCTGATGTGTTATATTATCTATGGATATGGGCCTTTTTTCTATACAGTGTGTTCTAATAGTTGAGCTGATCAACTTTTTTTGCAAAATCAGCCTTTTCTCGTAAAAATAGTTCAAAAAATTATTTCTTGCGAATGATTTTCTCTGGCAGTATAATTACATTTATCTATCAATTTATTTTTACGGAGGGTTATTCGCGATGCAGCGATTTTTATCTTATGAAAATACGATTTTAGCCGTCGTCATGAGGTATCTTTCATCAATCCTTTTACCAGCAGCGCCCTGACGACAGCCCTGCCTGGCATCGGCACGGCTTATGGTGCGACTGATGCTCAGCTCAGTTGGGTCATTGAGTTGTTCTTGATTTCTTCGACCGTGACCATCATGCCAATCAGCAAGATTGCCGACCGGATTGGCAAGCGTCATATCTTTTTATTCGGTGTCTCCTTGTTCTGTGTCTCTTCGCTGGCCGTTTATTTTGTGAACTCCTTGTACGGTCTGTTCTTGCTGCGCATCCTGCAGGGGCTGGTCTTACTGATTCAGCCCGTACTGATGGCCCTCTTATCTCCTGTCACCGGGGCCCTGTCGGACCGTATCAATCCAGCCGTCCTGGCTTCTTCCGGCATGATTTTGATTACCTTTGGCCTCTGTCTCTTAGCGGTGGATGTCTCTTACCCTTTTTTCTGGCTCATCGCCCTGGCCCTGGTCATCATCGGCATCGGCTTTGCCCTGTTCACGGCACCGAATAACAATGCTATCATGGGGTCTGTGACGCCAAAATATTACGGCGCTGCCTCATCTGTCGTCAGTACGGTCCGCCTCATCGGTCAGGTCCTCAGCGTGGCTATCATCACCCTGATTCTGTCGCAAAGCGGGGCCTCGGCTGCCTCGGATTGGCTGGCCCAGCACATCCAGCAGGCCTTCATCGTCTTTACGATTCTCTGTGCCATCGGCATCGTCCCTTCAGCTGCACGGAGTAAGTAGTGATTAGTAATTCGTGGTTCGTGGTTCGCAAAAAAGCGGCTGTCGCATTAAGCAAGAAATGCATAATGCGACAGCCGCTTTTTTGAGTTTGAAGTAAAAAGTTATAAGCTATGTTTTTTATTTTACAAAATAATGAGCCGAGTTGTCGACGAGACTGTTTTCCAGGAGGGCCTTGAATTCCGGGGCGCTCATGCCCGTTGCCTGAGCGGAGAACTGATAGTCCCCGACTTTCCAATGAGCCGCATAGGACGTGTCACTGATTTTTGCTATGCTGACGGTGACGCCGTCGATGACCTGGTCTTTCCAGGTTACGCTATAGATGCCAGAAATGTCTTTTATGGATTTATCGGCTTTCTGCGGCATCGTGCGGACGCGGACCGTCGTTTCCGGCTGGCCTAAGCGCTGGAAGCCGATATCTGCCGTGTTTTTGCCGATCAAAGAAAGATAGTAGCAGCTGAAGCCGGCATCGCGGGTCAAATATAAGGGCGTAAAGCCGGCATCTTTGACGACACTTTCATAAGTATCATAAGTTACGATGGGATTGGGCAGCCCCATGGCCTGGACCTTCGGCGTGCTGGCAGTCAGGGAAACGCTGCCGATCATCAAGGCCGCACAGGCTAATACAGCGGTTCCTTTTACAGTATATTTCATTTTCTACACCTCGTTCACCATAAAAAAAAATTAAACGTTTAAATAACTATGAGTATACCCAAACGTTTAATTTCTGTCAAACTAAAAACTATTCCCACGTTTTCCAGACTTCTGGCACGTAGCCGACGGTCGCCTTGGCGCCATTGCGGACGATGGGCGTCTTTAAGACTTGCTGGTTCGCCAGTACATTGGCATCTTTTTCGTCATCGACGGCATATTGGATGCGGGCCAGCGTATCCTGATCCTTGCATTTCGGATTGAGCATGGCATCAAGGCCGCCGATGGCTTGCTTGACCTTGGTGTATTCGCCTTTACTCAGGCCTTTTTCTTTCAAGTCGATGAACTGGGCCTTGATGTTCCGTTCTTTGAAATAGCGGATGGCTTTCTTGGTATCAAAGCACTTTTTCGTGCCGAAAATCTGGATATTCATGGGACTCCTCCTAATGAGCAGCGGACTGAGGGCTGTGGACCTTCTTTTCCGCGGCTTCTTTTTCTTTATTAGCTTCGATTTCAGCCCACGACTTGTCGGCTGTCGGTTTCCAATGTACGGCATAAGCCCTGCATTTATTACATAAGTGTTCTGCCGATTCCGGCGACTGCAGGTCCGTCGATTTGGCACCACTGCGTTTGACCATGGCGGCTAAATACTGCGGATTTTCCAACATCGGACACGGGCGCAGATGGTTGTGGTTGAAGGGCTGGCCTTTGGCATATTCTTTGAAGAGCGGCTGCTGCAAGCATGAGAGCAGGCTCTGATTGTTGATATTGGCGCTGGAATAATGGATGAAGACGCACGGTTCGACGTCGCCATTGGGGTTGATATGGCAGTAATCACCCTTTACGCTGCGGATTTCGCGGACCCGGCGTACTATATAGGCCCGCTGTTCTTCTGTCGGCAGCAGGTCCAGCGAGGCGTCGTTGCCGACGGGCATATAATGGAAGTACCACGTAAACCAGACGCCCTTCTTGATGAGCAGGTCCAGGAATTCGTCAGACGTGACGGTGTCGATGTTTTTCCGGGTATAACAGATGGACGTCCCAAAAACGATGCCGTGCTTGCGCAGGAGGTCCATGGCGTGTATGACCTTGTCGAAATCGCCTTCGCCGCGGCGGCTGTCATTGACTTCACGGAATCCTTCGATACTGAGGGAGAAGCTGAGATTGCCTACGTCCGTGACTTCGTCGCAAAAAGCATCATCAATGAGCGTACCGTTGGTAAAAGCGTGGAATTCACAGTCCGGGTGTTTCCGGCACAGACGCAGGATATCTTTCTTGCGCATGAGCGGTTCGCCGCCCGTGAGTAGGTAGAAATGACAGCCCAGAGCCTTGCCTTCGCGGACGATTTTATCCATGACGTCGAACGACAAGTTCAGCGTATGACCGTATTCAGCAGCCCAGCAGCCGATGCAATGCAGGTTGCAGGCGCTGGTCGGGTCGAAGAGGATGGCCCAGGGAATATTGCAGTGATATTTCGCCTTGGCGGCGTCGCGCGTACGCAGGCCGTAAAATCCAGCTTCAAAGCCCAGGTCCATGACGGCCGTCTTGACGACATGCGGGTTCAAGGTATCCAGAGCCGTATTGAGGAAGCGGAACCATTTGCCCCCTTCATCGATGAGTCTGCGTGCATCGTCAAAGGATTCCTTTTCAAAGAGGTCGCCAAACAGATGCTGCATGACATAAGATAAGCGTTTCAATGTTTTTTGACGGTCTGCCGGATTCCGTTCGGCCATGATGCGGTCGAACAGGATTTCGACAGCCTTCTTTTCGATACGATGGGTTAACTTGCTCATACCAATCATCTCCTACAAAATTAAACAATTGAAACGGCGCTGTTTCTATTTCTTTGTATAGTTCTATTATACGCTTATTTTAGCAAAAGTTAAAAAGTCAATATGAATTGGAGAACAAAAGGCTTTTACTTTTTTGATGATATACTTTATAATATACTTGTATAGTATTTATTTACACCATAAAGGGGGATTTTTTTTATGGCTAAGAAAGAAAATAAGTTCAAGGGGTATGACATTTCGACACAGGCTGTACACACTGGTGTCGGCTATGACGCAGAAACGGGCGCTGTCCGCCGGCTATTGCACATGGCCAACAGCTACAAGCTGCCCGATGGGCTGGAAGAAAAAGTAGCGGCCCTTCACGGTGCCGATGACGCCATCGTCCTGGGAAGTGGCGTCGCCGCCCTTCACGCCCTGTTCTGGATCTTGCTCAAGACGGGCGACCGCGTCGTCTATCCGAAAGTCAGTTATATGGCGGTCTATCGCCTGTTCCACGAATTATTCAACCAGAAATTCGGCGTCGAAACGGTCATGGTCGATATGACTGACCTGGAACCTGGAAGCCGTCAAGAAAGCGATTACGCCGGGGACGCGCCTGGTCCATATTGAAACGCCGGACAATCCGACTGATGGTATTTCAGATATCGAAGCCATCGCCAAAATCGCTCATGAAAACGGGGCTGTCTTGTCCGTCGACAATACCTTTGCATCGCCTCTCAACCAGCGACCACTGGACCTGGGAGCCGATTTCGTCGTCGAATCGCTGACGAAATATATCAACGGCCATGGCGATGCCCAAGGCGGGGCCATCATTTCCAATGATTTGGCAGCGATGGACCGGATCCGCTATGAAGCCCAGGTCAACGTCGGCTCTGTCATCAGCCCCTTCAATGCCTGGCAGATTTTCCGCGGTGCCGTGACCTTCCCCTTGCGGATGGAACGCATCAACGCATCGACGCAGAAAATCGCCGAATGGCTGGAACAGCGGCAGAACGTCACCTTCGTTTCCTATCCCGGCCTGGCCAGCCATCCCGGTCATGAATTGGCCAAGAAACAGATGAAGCACGGCTTTGGCGGCGTCATTTCCTTTGGCATCGCAGCCGACGACAAGGCCGTCGAACGCTTCTGCGCAGCTTTTAAAGTCGTCACCTTCGCCGTATCCCTCGGCCATGACGAAAGCCTGATTTTCCCGCAGCCCAGCTACGATGAACGCATCAATCTCTACCCGGAAAAATTCCGCAAGGGCTTCATCCGTTTCAGCATCGGCCTGGAAGACCCGGACGACATCATCGGTGACCTGGACCAGGCACTGAAAGCCATCGGCTTATAAAGTCAGCGGAACCAGCGGCTGCCGTACAAGAGAATCGATTGGGGAATCCACCCCGACAGAAAACGGAGCAAGGTCGAGACGACATCCGGCGTGATGACGACTCGGCCTTTTTTCACGGCCTGGAAGGAGCGGCGGGCGATGGCTTCCTTCGTCCCGGCCAGGGGAAAATGGCGGAACGGCCGGCCTTTATCGGTCTGGCTGGCCATCGCGATGAATCCTGTATCTTTCACCCAATACGGACAAACGGCAGATACGAGGATACCCTGCGGTGCCAGTTCCACGGCCAGTGCCCGGCTGTAGCGCAGGAGAAAGGCTTTCGTCGCCGCGTAGACAGCCAGTTCCGGAATGGGCAGGAAGGCTGCGCAGGAACAAATCTGGACCAGATGACTGCCGGCATGACAATAAGGCAGTACAGCCTGGACCAGGCTGACAGCGGCCCGGTCGTTGAGGTCGATCATGTTTTCCAGGACGCCTGCCGGAACGGCCGCCACAGGCCCCATCTTGCCAAAGCCGGCGGCGTGGATCAAATAACGGACCGTGACCTGGCAGGCCGCTAAGGCTTGCTGCAGCGTCAGCAAAGAAGCCCTGTCCGTCAGGTCCAGGGCGTAGATACGGCTTTTCGTCGTCAGTTCTCCAGCCAGGGTTTCCAACTGGGGCCGGCGCCGGGCGACGAGCCAGATTTCATCCAATCCTTCTTGGTCCAGCAATTTCGCATATTCCCGGCCCAGCCCGGACGAAGCGCCGGTGACGATGGCTATTTCCATAAGACTCCCTCCTGACAAGAACGATAGCACTGCAAGTATTCGGCTTCGACGTCAGCAAAGGGACGCGGCCGATAATCGGGGACACAATGGACCTGCGGCGGCTCGCCCTGAGGCTGGTCGTGCAAGAGATAGGTCAGGTCATACCAGAGGAAATCATCGTCAATCCCTTTGAGGAGGCGTGTTTCCCCTTCCGTCAAGGGCTGGCCTAAGAATTTCTCATAAATGATAGCCAGCAATTTGGCTTCCGTCTGCCGGTATATCGGCATGAGCTGCTTCATCGGCCGGGGCACGTCGGACATATAACACTCCGTCGCATCGTGCAGTAAGGCGGCCAGGACCAGCCGGGTCGGCAGCTGGCGAGCCATCGCTTCTTTGGCGCATTGCAGACAATGCTGGCCGACGGAATAAAAAGTCATCACATGGCCGTTGCCCCGACAGATGAGGGACAAGGCGTGGGCAATATCTTCGATGCAGATGCTTGCCGGGTCGGGATGGGTGATATCGAAAAACTTTCTGCTGTAGGTAGTGATTTGAGGAGACATGATATAAGGGGTTCTTCCTTCTTTTTTTATTTTTAAATTTTGTTATATTATTCCGATAAGTGTTACTTATCGGAAAGTTAAGGTTTTATACTATATTTATGGCATCTTGCCGCCGCGTTTGCCGCCATGATTTCACAAAATCGAATCGAGCTTCTTCATGGCTTCCCGATTGCGTTTATCCGTAATCGTATCGTAAATGTTCGCCGTCGTGGCAATGGTAGAATGGCCCAGCCGCTTGGAAACGTAGTCGAGCTCGATGTTGTTTTCCAGCATCATCGTCGCATGGGTGTGGCGGAAGGAATGGAAACTGCCGCCACCGAATTCCTTTTTGCACCACATATTGAAGTACCGCATGTCATTACTGTTCATGGGACGTCCGTCTTCACGGGTACAGACGAAATCGCTTTCGACGTAGTCGTCGCCGTAAAGACGATGGTTCTTGGCCTGCTGGGCCTTATGGCGGAGCAGAGCCTTGTATAAGGTTTCATTAAAAGGAATAGTCCGGACCGACGACTTCGTCTTCGGCGTGGCCTTGCAGACGGGCACACCCTTTTTGTCATACAAGGTACTGACCACGGAAAGCGTGCGGTTCTCCATGTCGATATGGGACCATTGCAGGGCCAGGCATTCGCCGACACGCAGGCCCGTACAATAGGCAATCATGCACGGCGCATAATATTTATGCCCTACCGGGAAGGCATGGAAAATAATCTGTATCTGCTGATGTGAAAAGATGACCGGCTTTTTCCGGGGAATATCGAACTTCGGCATCTTGACGTTGGCCATGGGATTGATTTCGATATACTGGCGGTTGGAGACGGCCCAGCGCATGGCGTCGTTGAAGACCGTGAAAATAGATTTGACCGTTGACCGGGAATAGCCGTCCTCTTTCAGGCTGTTGATCCAGTCCTGGATTTCTGCCGTCGTCAGCGCTTCCAGGGCATAATTGCCAAAACGGGCACCAATATGCCATTTAATGATGCCGGAATAAGAATCATACGTATTAGGGCCTAAATTGATGCGCACATCCTTTTCCAGCCAGTCCCGCAAAAAAGCCATGACTTTGACTTCCGGCTTTTCCGGCAGCTCCCCGTCTTCATCCAGGGCTTTCATGGCCTGGCGATAGGCTTTCGCCGCCTGGGCATACGAAGTACCGCCGACGCGTTCCACCCGCCGCCGTCCCTGACCATCTTCCGTCGGGACTTCAATCGTATAATACCATTTCTTGCCTCGTTTTCGTAAATACATATGCGGCACCTCCTTTGTTTACTATTGTACTATGAGAAAAGACAAGATGCAACAAACGTTCCTGTTGAATTTGCCGATTTAAGGAAAATAAAACAAGTTTCCCATGTGATTACTCACAAGATGATAAAAAACGTCTCATAAGGCCATTTATGAAAATCAGGCGAATTTTTCGCAAAGAAAGAAACTATGTTCGACGAAGTGAGAGCCTCTTCGGCGAACATAGTTTCTGCTTGCTTTATCACCGTTTCGCCAGAAGACTCCTTCCTCTTAGGTAGGGGCATCAATGGCGATGGATTTCGCAGGTTCGATGCCTGCGAAATCCACCCTATGTCTTTTTCCATCTTAGCCTTTTCACTTCGTCTACGGTATAATGGTAGATAACAGAGGAGGTGAAT